GCAATGGGAAACTCAATGGCTGTCCCTGTCATGCGCTGGATAGGGCGGCGGATCAATTTCATCGATCAAATTTCTGACCTAAAATTGGAGCCTAAACATGACCTATGAACTCGACGTTCCAAACGAGGTTTATCATCAGGAGTGGCCTGGATATTCCTCGACATTCATCAAAACCGCTTACGAAAAGTCGCTCTATCACGCGCGCTATGGATACAACTCAATCAATCCGGCGATCGCTGACTTTGGGACAGCAATCCATTCGATGACGCTCGAGCCTGAGAAAGATCATGTCAGGCGCGGTCCGGAAACGCGCAGAGGCAAAGCCTGGACAGAGGCCAACGACGCGGCAAAAGCCGACGGCGCTGTCCTACTGCCGGAGAAAGAGTTTGACGTCGCTCACAAGGCAGCTCAAAAGCTCCTGGACCACCCCAGCGCGGGAAAGATCCTGAAAGATCCAGGCAAGATCTGCGAGGCGTCGATCACGGTCAAACACCCTCGGACCGGTCTCCAGCTCAAAATTCGTCCCGACATTTACGTTCCGGCGACTGGGGTCATGGCAGACGTCAAAACGACCGTCAGCTCAGATCCGCGCTTGTTTGCGAGACAAGCCTGGTCGCTCGGTTATCCGATCAGCGCAGCATATTACAAAATGGTCGCTGAAATGATCGGCTGGGACGTCAATTATTTTTGCTTTTTGACCGTCGAGAAAACTGAGCCTTTCGCCGCTCACTGTCATCATCTTTCCGTCGAGGCGCTCGAGCGCGGTCACAAGATCGTCGAAATGATGCTCGACAAGATCGCTTGCGCTGAGCGCGACAACGCCTGGACGACCGGCTGGGGCAATCACTCGATGCTCGACGTTCCAGAATGGATGACCAAACAAGACGCAGATGACGTCTGATTTTCTAAAAGGAGAAAACAAATGAGTGACTTTAAAAGAATGAGAATAAGCGGCGTCGAGCTTATGTGGCCTCGCCTGGATAAGCTTTATCGCTATGACCCAACAGTCAAAAGGGACGATGGCAAGCGCGGCGGAAACGTCGAGGCGACCGCTGATGAGGATCGCGCTCAGTGGAGTGTGACAATGAAGCTCCCAGAAAAGCGCGGAAAGCTTCTCTATGAGAAATGCAAAGAGCACTTTAAAGCGCGCAAGCCTGACGACGAGTTCGGAGACGTCTGGGGTTATAAAGAGGTCAACGGTGACGAGCTGAGCATGTTGTTCACGGTCGCGCTAAAGGCAAAGACAGCCAAGGGCAAATATAACGAGGCTCCGGCGGTCACTGACGAGCTGGGCGAGGACTTGCCAAATAAAGTCATCTGGTCTGGGTCTACAGCCGATGTCTATTTCACGATTTATCCAGCCTATAATCCCAGCGCAAAGCAAGAGGGCATCTCTCTCCGTCTCGAGCGGGTCGTCGTCACAAATCCGATTTATGGCGGCGATGATTATGACGACCTCGATGATACGCCGAGCGCGGCTCCGGCAAAGGGCAAAGTCTCCGACGACTACGACGACGAAATCCCATTCTGACGTCATGACAGAACGGCGCGCAAAATTACCCTGGCACCTATTCAAAGCCGAGCACAAAGCGGTCGGACGATCCGTTTGCATGGCTCTCGGTGCGGACGACACGGACGCCTGGTTCATGCTGTCACAGATAATTTTTGCGCGCCTGGAACCAGAGGAACAAGCGGGTCTCGCTTTCGCAGCAATGCGCGCTCTGCCCTCTGACATCCGCTGGGATCTCTTGGAAGCGATGGGCGAGGTCGAATTGCCGACCGGCTCACCCCTTCCACCCTTTACCGAGGACATTGCATCTGATGCCAACTGGTGGGCGTCGAGCGCAAGCAACGAGGAGCTGAGGGCGTATTTCGTAGCGATCATCAATTACATGAGCGACGACGACAAAAAGATCGCCGCGCAAAAATTACTGAGGAAACAATGAAAGTGGTCAACGGTGGAGATTGGTTCGACAGATATGGAGACATGATGCCGCAATCGGACGCGGCAAACGAACAAGAACCCTTATTCATAAAAGCGTCAGATCTGAAAGATCGAGACATCGAGCCGATGGAATGGCTCATCGGGAGCATGATCCCAGCAAACACAGTCACGCTTTTGAGCGGCGACGGCGGGACCGGAAAATCGCTCCTGGCGCTCAATTTAGCGATCAGCGTCGCGTCAGGCGGCAAGCTGTCCTGGTTAAACATGAAACCAGAGCAAGGTCCGGCGCTTTACATCGGCGCAGAGGATGACGTCAAAGAAATGCATCGTCGGATCAACGATATGATCTGGACGCGGCCTGAGCTGACTTGGGATGACATCGATCAACTGCATCTCGCAAGCCTGGCATCCAGGGACGCTCTCCTCGCCGCTCTGGATCCGCGAACCGGCATCCTGACGCCCTCTGAGCTTTGGACCAGGATCTTGACCAAGATCGAGGCAGAGCGACCTCGCGTCGTCATCCTCGACACCCTGGCGGATCTCTATCCAGGGAACGAGAACGATCGAGCGCAAGCGCGTCAGTTTATCGGTCAGCTCAGAAAAGCAGCGGTCGACTTTCAGACGACGATCGTTCTCTTGTCGCACCCTTCATTGAGCGGGATGGCATCAGGGACCGGGACGTCAGGCAACACAGCCTGGAACAATTCAGTCCGCTCTCGTCTCTATATGCAGCGCGTCAAAGACGACGGATACGAGCCGGACAAGTCAGCGCGAAAGCTGACCGTCATGAAATCAAATTATGGCGAGACCGGAACTGAGATCCTGATGAACTACAGCGACGGCTTTTTCGTGGCGCAAAAGGTCGAGGACAGTCTGGACAAGCAAGCGATCGAGGCAAAGGCGGAGCGAGTGTTCCTGTCGCTCCTGGACGAGTTCACAAAGGCGGGAATGTTTTTGTCCCCTGCCCCCTCAGCTCAGAACGGCGCAGCGGTCAAGTTTGCGAACTCGAACGGTCATCAGGGCATCACGAAAAAACAATTTCGCGCGGCTCAGGATCGTCTCCAGCTTGCCGGTAAAATCTGGATCGGGACACGCGGTCCGGCGTCCAGGCAACAGCAATATATCGTCAGAGGGAGCAAGCCGGAATGACCTTCAAACCTTGTTCAAACCCCTTCAAACCCCCTTCAAACCCCCTTCAAACCTGGGGTTCAAACCTTATTCAAACCCCCTTCAAACCCCCTTCAAACCCCCTACACACACATTCCCCTTATACCCCAAGAGGTTTGAACCTCTTTTTCCTGACGGAAAGAGGAACCTCATGAAAGAAATAAAAGACATCGTCCAGCGGTTACGCGCGCTGGGCTTCGAGGCAAAGATAAACAACACAGAGGTCAGGCGACCAGCTTCGCCCGGACCCTCTCTCGATTATGCGGAGCTCTCAGAGAAAGAGTTTCGCCGGGTCGTCAGCCGGATCGATGACATCGACATCCTCGCTGGCATGGCGAACAGGAGAAAGCTCCTGTCCGCGCCTTGGCTCAAAAAATATTCGCCGGTTCAACGGTCGATCATTTTGGAGCGAAAGTTCCAGCTCGAGCAGAAAGCAAAGGTCAATGATAACTCCAGAGGACGAGGAAAAAATCGGTAGTTACTGGATCGCTACAGAGCGTGAGTGGTATCGCCAGGGATTGCGCAAAGCTCTTCCCTGCGACGTCAGGGCTGGTCGAGGCGATGCGAGCTATCTGATCAGCTCATTTGTGGATGTCTATCGATACATTTTGAAACATGCCGGATGCACCTATGAGGATCTCAAAAGTGAGCTGGACCTTTCAGCTCCGGTGATCGTCAACAATATCGCGGTGTTAAAGAAACGCGGGATCGTCACAAGCAAAGCGATCGGATCCCGGCGCGTCATGAAATTTTATATCAGGAGACGAGTAAACGTCGAGGAGCTGACGAATGGACAAAAAGAATAACAACAAGCGCACAGAGGCCATTCTCGAGGCGCTCGACCTTATCAATGGGGCGAGGAATAGCAGTTACGGCGACCCAGCGAAAAACTTTCAGATCACGGCGGATCAATGGTCAGTCGGTCAGGATGAGCGCATTGAGGCATGGACAGTCGCAATCAGGATGATCGATCTCAAACTTGCCAGGATGAAAACGACCGGAAAGTTTCACCGGGACAGCCTGATCGATGTCATCGGCTACGCCGCGCTGGCGATCGAGGTGTTCGATGAAACCTGAGCTGAAAGAAAAGATGCGCAACCACGACTGGCGGCGGACATTGCGTGACGGCTTTGAGATTGCCAGGGACCAGGTTCGCAAGGATTATGCAGTGAAGGACCATCATGTCGCCTGGGCGCTCCTTACAGAGGCGGCATGGGTCTCGCGGGTCGCTTACCCCGCTCCGCCTCGTTCCGGCTTTCCTGGGCGCTCTGCAATGCCTGAGAGCCCTGACGAGGTCACACAGTGGCAGCTCATGAGCGCATATCTCAGAGGAGAGATTAGTTCGCTCCCGGATGAGCCTCAGAAAATGCCTAGGCCCGAGGCCCATGTCATCGATCGAGCTGAGCTGATCCTGGATCTCTGGCATCAGTCAGCGCTAATCACAAAGGGAAACAAGCGTACTCTCAAGAGTGCGGTTTATGAGAAAGCCCTAGGCGTTAAGCCTCGAAAGATCATCCAGCGCTATGATTTACATTATAAGCAACTCAACGCGGCAGTCATGGAAGCAAGCGAGGACATGGCGCAACAGATTGAAAAATATAATAAAAAAATCATTGGATAAAACAGGCAAGGACCGAGAAAATACTGATATAATCGCGAGAAGTGTCGAAAGACATTGGATATGTTCATGATTATGCTCTTTCAACTCGCCGGGCTTCGTTTGTTTTCTCCCTCCCTGTTTTAAAAATGAGGCCCGGTTTTTAATGAAAAGATCCAGCTCAGCGGTTGAATATCGCAAAATGTATATGACCAAGCGGTGGCGCATATTGCGCGACAAGATCCTGGTCAGAGATAACTATCAATGCCAGCACAAGGGATGCGGTCAGTTCCTACAGCCTGGGCGCAATCATCCGCGCTCGGCTGTTGTACATCATCTTGTACCACACAAAGGCGATCACGGTTTATTTTACAGCCCGAACAATTTGCAAGCGGTCTGCTGGACCTGTCACTCTGGAGATATCCAAAGTCAGGAAGCTTTGGGATACGACAACGAGATCGGCGCTGACGGCTGGCCTACTGACCCAGCGCACCCTGGCGCGGCTTGAAATTTTTTGAGGCACCTCGTGACGGAAAAGTCACAGCTCGCAACAAAATGCGGGGGGGTGGTTCGATCACAAAATGCTGTCGACTGCAAAC